TGCGCTGGTAATATAAGCAAACTTATCAGGGATATTGTCAACACCGTCAACGCCCAGCAACACCGCCAAGCGTTGGTTAGTCAACTTTTCGATGATGTCCAACTTGTCTTCAATTGTCGTGTCGCTGTCGATTAGCTTTAAGTAATCTTGCGCTGCTGTCATGTTAGACCCCCGTTATTTATTGTGCTGCAGTAACTGTTACGTTAGCATCTACCTTAGCTCCACCGCCGTCATTTGCAACCCAGTGGATTTTTGTCGTACCAGCCTTCAAGAAGTTAACCGTGTATGTGTTGTCCTTGTTGTCCGTAATAGTCGCTACCGTGTTGTCATCAACGGTTGCAGTCAATGACTTGTCGTTTGCGTCAGCAGGCGTGAAGTATGATGCCTTAACTGTTGCATTTCCGCCAACGTTTCCTGCAATATCTGTATTATCTACCCGGAAAGACGTTAGCAAACGTGGTTCAGGGTTAGTTGCTACTCGCACCGGCAGTAAATACCGCCTTCAAGTTTTCGTCAGAGATGTATTGCCCAGTCTTACCAGCACCTTGCAACTCGATACCGTCGAAGTCGATAGCTTCGATAGTACGTAAAGTTGAGATACCAGCGAACGCACGACCAACTCCATCAGGTGCGAAGACAGCCTTAACCGTCTTACCAGCACCAGCAAGGTACTTTGAAGCGACCTTGTATACCTTGAATCCCTTGAACTCAACAACGCCGTTCGTGTCGATGTTTACAGATGACTTCTTTCCAGTAGTCGTCAACGTGTTGTCGATAATCTTGTTGTAAACTTCTGGTGAAACGTAAGCTGATACTGGAACGTTGACTTCCAATTCAGTCATTTGCTCGTCAGCCTTGTCAAACAAAGCAACAACGTCATCAACTGAACCAAAGTCAGCAGCAGCCTTAGATACCAGGTAAGCACCCAGTTGTGCGTTCAATGCACGTACTTCTGCTTGTGCTGCCTTATCCAAACGGTCAGCGACAGCAGCTTGCAAGTCGGCATTAACCGTGAAGCGATCCAAACCTTCGTGGATAGCCCAAGGAGCAGCGTAAGGAACAGCCACGTCCTTGTAGATAACTTCCTTCATTTGTCCGAAACGTGATGAGTTAGCCGTTCCAGTACCAAATGCAACGTTAGCGTCAGTTGAATACGTACCAACAACCGTTGGCAAGTCGTTTGTCTTAACACGCATAGCAGTGTCAGAATCAGAAACTCCGTCAACCGCTTGCAAGTCTCCGAACACGCCGGCAAACGCTGCTTGTGCGCGGAACACGTTAGGCAACAAGCCTACAAATCGGTCAGAAAATAGTTGTGTAGCCATTTTTTAAATATCCTTTACTTGTACTTAGCAGCAATGGCAGCGAAAGGATCATCGCTTGCGTTCAAGTTAGTAGCCGTCAATGTTGGCTTTCCTGTATTCAAACGTTCCTTTACTTGCTCGTTTACTGCCGTAGAGATAGTGTCCTTAATAGTAGAAACCCATTCCTTGATTGCGGCAGGGTCTCCAATCGCCGTTAGGTTATCAGCCAATTCTACCGGCAAACCTTGTTCAGCCAAGTCACTTGCAACACTGGCGGATAGCTCTCGTTGCTTGATTGCTTGTTCTCGTTGTTCAAGCGCATCTAAGCGTTGTTGCAAATCAGCTTCTGCCTTTTCAGCAGCCGTCATCTTGGCGTATTCGGCGCCCTTATTTTCAGCTTCTGCCAAACGCTCTTGCAATTGCTTTTCCCACTCGGCTTGCTTCTTTGATAGAACCTTTTCAACACGCTTGTCTGCTTCTGCGTCCAACTTAGCTTGCAACTCCTGTGGAGTAAGTTGCAAAGTTTCCACAGCGTCATCTGCTTCCGCTTCTGGTGTCGTTTGTTCGATTACTTCTGACATGATAACCTCCGTTCGCACGGCTTTCAGCACGCTTATGCCCACCTAATGACCCCACGTAGTCAAAATTTTAATTACGTAGCGTTTGCTACTGTGTATATTATACATTTAAGTGCATAAACTTACAACTACAAACGTTTTATTGCATAAAAAAACCGGCAACTATGCCGGAGTTAAAAATATATTCATATAAAATTATCTTGCCTGCTTCAAATGCTTTTCAGCTTCTTCTTCCGTATCGAACACACCAAATACCAAATCAGAGTCGAAACAAATCTCACAAACTTCTTCAATCAATTCAATATCTTTATCGTCATTCACTTCTGCTACATAATTTTCGCCAAGATGGTTTTCAACCGCTGCATATTGTACCATAATTTCTCCGTTTCTATAAAAAAAGCCACGAGTTACCGTGGTCTTTCGTAAGCTTATAACGCCTAGCTAGTTCTGTTCCTGCAAGTTGAAACATTTTATTAAATGAATATCTTGTAGTACTATGAGTACGTTTATAGCGGCTTACTATGCATGTGGTCAGGATTTGCACCTGACATGATGATTTCCCTATACTCTGCTGCATAGACATTTAAACCAAAGTTGGCACACCATCTAATATTACCTTTTAGCGTCTACCTATTCCGCCACACATACTTTATTTCTGGCTTGTGTTTATTATAGCACAACCAATTTAATTAACGCAACAAAAAAAGACCGCAAGCCATTAATGGGTTCACTGCGGTCTTTCGATATTAGCTATTACATTGTATCACTGCTATTCAGCAGCTGCAACAGAGCATCTGCAGTTGCTGTGTTTTGGCAATACGTAAGGGTCACTGCCAAACTTGTCAGCGGTGAACACCTTTCCGTCTAATGGCGCACAATGATTACATGCTCCGGCACTGGCGATCCATTCCATCTTGTCAAACCCAGCTTGCTTGATGTCGTTCGCTTGTTGACGTCCAGAAACTCGTGCGGCTTCAGTTCGCAAAATGCGGTCAGCTTGATATTTAAACACGCCGTACTTGTCTCGTAGTTCCTTGGTGTAACCAGTTGCCACATCGTTGTTAAGTAGCGTTTTCTTCATGATGCGATACATGTCGCTCTTCAATTGCGCTTGGTGTGTCCAAATACGATCAGACCAACGTACTCCATCTATCAACTCATCGATAACTTCAATTCCCAACTTGTTATTCTTAATTGAATAGATTTCTCGTCCGATTTGAGCCGTGTTTGTCAATTCAATGGATAACTTATCGCCAATTAGCTTAATCGCCTTATAAGCCAAAACAGAGCTGAATAACAATGTGGCAGCATTTAACAAATCGTCATTGTTGCGCACTGCCGTCAACTTGATGTCGTTATCGTCTGCATATTCTTTCAACTCATCAAGCAAATCCTTATCAGGCCTGTGGCTATCGTTTGCGTGCGTGTATTCAGGGTTCTTGTCAACAAATTCAGACCACCAAACAAGAAACTCATTCGAAACACCCTTGATTATCTTTTCAAGTTCCTTGGCGTTCTTTTCGTCAAGCTTGATTTGTCCCTTACTGAACTTATACATCAGTTCCCGTGGTGTCATCGTTTACTGCCTCCAATCGTTGTTGTAGTCGTGTGTATTCTGGGTCGTTAGCTTGCTCGTCCATCATACGCTTTAATTCGTCAACGTCAACTCCACCCGGCGCAAAGCGCAAAAGGTATTCTTGTGGGAATTGTGCGCCGGCTTGTACCAAGTCTTGCAACGTAGTGATGTCGTCTTGTGGCAAGTTGTCGTGGAACGTAAAGCGAATATCGTTGTAGTCGATGTCCCACTTGCCTGATACGGCGTTTTCAAGCGTTTGAATAATCTTGTATCGGCGGTATAGACCCTTCTCAAATTGTCGACGCTTAGTTGCCGCCAATTGGATAACGCCTAGTTGCTTGTACTTCATGGCAACACCAGAAGCATTAGATGCAAAGTTGTCGTCAGATACGTCAGGTGTACGACTAAATGCGTGAATGTTCTTGTACAAACGGTTCTTGTACGCTTCAACACCTTGCACATCGTATTGCTTATAAATGTAGTTAGCGTCAACGCTCGTTTGCGTTCCGGTTGCTGAAATACCTGACTTCAACAACAACATACGGGCGTTCTTCATCTCGTTAAGCATTTCTTGCTTAGCCTTAGCTAACTTAATTGCAGCGTCCTTGTCATCAGGGCTAATCATCAAGTCAGCTCCGTCAAATAAACTGTCAATGTCGCCCTTGATAGTCAAGATAGCATCATTCATGTCCGTCATGTAGTTGGCAGTGTCAGACTGTGCAGCGTCATATGCGTCAATCAACGGAATAACGTTCTCATAGTCTCCGGTACGCAGTGTGTTGTTCCAGTATTCAACCACCGGCATTGTAACTAAATCTTCTGTGTATGCAATCTGCAAGTTATCTGTCAACATAATTTCAGTAGACACTGCGTGTGTATCTTCCGTCCAGTATTCAACGATGTACTTCTTAATTTGGTTGGATAGCACTACACCGGCTTGCGTTGTTTTGTCGATTACCATACGTTCTGACAATCGCACCGCCATAATTGGATATGGATCAACGTCGTTTGAATAAATAACAAACGTGTTCAACGGGTCAAGGCGTACAATGCGCTCCGTGTTATCTTCTCGATAAGTCAATTCAACAGCGCGCCCGTACTTAGTCATATCCAAGAACAAGTCGTTATTGAGTGTGTCAACATCATTGTAGTCGTTTACAGCGTCAAGTTCATCGTGTCCTTCTTCCGCTTCAACTCCAATGGGATTACCAACCGAGAAAGACGTTTGGAAGTCCGCAATCTCCTGTGCAAACGGGTGTGTTAGTCGATAGTCGGCATACCCTTCTTGTGCACGGCGTGTATCAGTTTCTAACACGCCTTCGTCCCACCCGCGATAGTATGCGTCCAGCTTCTTCAATCGTGGTCGTTGCACGTTGTAGAAGTGACGCACGAACTCCATGATACGTGCCGGTGTTAGGTCGCTAGCATTTTCTTGATACAAGAGTGTTTCTTGCAACCTAATTTCATTGTTATTATTTTCAACCATTATTTTACCTTTCGTGTTACATTTACCTGTCGAAGTTAAGCAATTGGGCTTGAAGTTGCGTATGAAATAGCAAAGTAGCCACCACTTGCATACGTACTTTCTGTTAAAATGTCTCCGCTAGTATTAATCGTGATGACACCTTGTTGGTTCTTTGCTTGTATTGCCTGTCCAACTGGTCGATACCTTACCGGCAAGCCGCTTAATAAAGTTACACCGTTTGCTGTTGCTGGTATTTCTCGATAGAATGCTGTTACTGTGTTGCCGACACGAACAAATTGCACTGATCCGGAAGTTTTAAAAATAAATGTTGTTGGATTTTGCTCAACATAGTAAGGAGTTGCAATGCTACTAGTGTTAATCAAATTATTGACGGTTGTACTTCCAGTAAACGTCTTATCACCGGAAACAGTTTCAGTTCCAGTCTTGTGTACAAGTTGTGCGTCATTGCTTGGCGCGTCTTCTGGTGCAGGCGTCCAGTCTGTTGCAATGTTACCAATTTCTAACTTAATGTCATCGATAGAGTAAGCTGTACCTGCATCAACAGCCATGAAGTAGATTGTGCCAGAGAAGCTAGATGTAGTGTAAGAATATCTAGCCCAACCTGTTGTCAGATTAGTATTAAATTGACTGGATCCTCCCTCTGGCTCGGAGTGTAACCTTGCACCAGCAACAGATGATTTAGCCCAAAAACTAATAGTAACCTGCTGACCGACTGTTTTTCTGTTGACGACTTGAACAAGAGCATTTGTTCCTCCGCCAGTCCATTCAGTAGTAGGTGTGGCAGTAAACACATTGCCTCTCGTTTGATCTGTTGTGACACTCCACATGTTTTCAGAATTCGCCCAACCGTCTAGAGTATCGCCTGATGAGTTCAGAAGGTAATTCCTTCCACCAACTTTAATAGCTTCCAACTTATTATTGTAGTCGTTAACACGATTTTCAAGCTCAGTTACATTGCTTGAAACGGTATTTGCATTAGAATTAGCATCTGCGATTGTTTGTGTAACACTTGCTAAACCTTCAGTTAAGTGCTGATTAATTTCAGCAATCGTTGTATCAACAACAGAAATATAATTCTGTGCTTCTTCTTGTGTCAGATCAACGGCTTCGATAACGTTTACTCGGAAGTTAGCCGATGAAGTACTACCATCACCCTTGACGAACTTGAAGTACGCAATTTTGAATTCACCGATGTCCATGCCCCACGCCTTGCTTGGTGTGTAGTCAAAGATACCGTTAGGCGCTTCCACCAGCGTTACGTTACCGTCAACAATCTTGTGGTTTCCGGCTGTTATACCCATGAACGTAATCGTCCACCCTTGCAAGTCCATCGGCTCACCGTTGGCAGTTACAGTTGTACGAAGCGTTTCAAAGCCGCCATCTCCTTGTCGAACCTTAATCAGTGGGTTTTGAATGCCCGTCTTCGTAACGTCTAATGATAAATTAACACTGTTACTCATATCAATATTACCTTTCTTTATTATTCGCCTTGCGTTGGCGTTGTGACGTCATAAGTAGTTGTGTCTTGTGTTGTCTGCGCAACGTTAGGAGCGTCAGCTACTTGTGCCAATGGTTCAACGTCTGTTGATTGTGCTTCTTCCGTTGATACATCAGTTGTATCAACTACCGGAGCAACGTCTGGTGTATAGATTTCTGACGCCGCCACCATGTCCTTAATCTTAACAAGTGCCTTCTTATACCAATCAGCTGTGTTGTCAGTCAGCGCAATACCGTCTTCTTGCGTCAAAACTGTTTGGCCTCCTAAGTATTGAGATGAATCTTCTGCATTACGAATTGAATAAGGCAAGATAACTTGCGAGATTTCAATGCCATTTGTTCCATTGTCTACCTTAAGTTGTGGCGATTCAAAATTTACTGTTGCTGTCATTATTTTATTACCTTTCTTATTTTGCAAAATAAAAACACGGTTTCCCGTGCTTCCATTGTACTATAAACCAATGTTTTTTACAGCCTGTACGCGTTCTTGATACGTCATGTAGTTGCCACCCTTGTTAGTAAAGATAAGCGGTTCGAGTGCATAACCAAGTGCCTGAATAGCGTGATCATCGCCGTCAACCGGAACATTGAGCTGCTTGTCAAACTTGTCCTTTTTGTAAACGTATGTGCTCATCTCATCAGCAAGCCATGAAACGCTTGGGTGAATGTGGTACTTGTAAGACTTCATGAACTCCGTACGCTGCACCAAACTGTCCTTACCCTTACCGGCTGGGATAACGTTACGTAGTCCACGGGTTTGCAGTTCAGTAATCGTTCTAGGTTCGGCACTATCTGCGTACACCTTGCCAGCTAGTCCGCCGTGTTGTGCGATTAAACGTGCCATAGGGTCATTAAGCAGCCCTTGCTTATAAAAGCCGTCAAACACGTATATATCGTTTCCTACAACCTTTGCACGAATGAACGCCGTTGGGTCATGCGTGAAACCGAAGTCCAGCCCTTGAATAAGTTGTCCGTTGATTGTTTCGATGTCGAAGTCTTCTAGCTCGAATAGTCCGTCAAACACAAGGCCGTCAGCAACGCCCCAGTCGCCATATACAACGACACGGGCGCGGTCTGGGTTCTTGACTTTCATCTCTTCCATCATCTGAATGAAGTCATCATCAAGGAACGCGTTGTTTTTATAAGTTGTCGTGAATGATAGCACGTTACTCTTGCGTGTCTCTTCGTCAAAGAACTCCCGCTTCAACCAGTGCCGGTCGCTCCACGGGTTAAACGTCAGCAAGTGTTGATAGAAACCACCTTCTGGCAAAATACCACGGATAGACTTATCCACCTTGTCGAAGTCGTCATCACTTTTAAGTTCGTATGCTTCTTCCCACCAAACCCGTGCAATCTTACCAACTGCCGGACTGATAGACGTCAGCTTCAATGGGTCATCGTTTCCCTTGAAATAAATCTTTGTTCCATTAGGGATGTACGTTATTTCCAGCGGGCTAACGGTGAACTTGAATAGTTCTTCAAGTCCCAACAGTTGAATGGTTTGCTTCAAGTTTGAGAACGTACTGTCCTTTTGCGTTGTCTGAAACTGACGGATAACCAACCAGTTCAACCATGGGTATTTCATAATGTCGTGGACAACCTTGAATGTGGCAGCCATAGACTTTCCAGATCCACGAGAGCCCTTCAACGCAATGTAACGCGCATGGCTGGTAAATAACTTGTAGTATGATTCATCAACGGCGTGCGGGAAATCAAGCGTTATCGTTTTCATCACGGAACCCCACGAAATTGATTTTAATTTCTTCGTCGGCATTTTCTTCTTCCAGTCGTCGTTTCTTCAATTCGTTTTCTAGTCGCATACCTTCCAGCTTAACCAATTCGAGTTGGTCGCTTTCAGGATAACGCTTCAAAATTTCCTTAGTAGCAGTCAGACGGTCTTTGATATCTGCACGCTTATCAACCAAGAAGTACCCTTCTGCCGTTTGCGCAACGACTTCTTCCTTCGTCTCACCGCGTGCAATGCTCGTCAGCAGTTCTAACGCCTCTCGTGCGCCCATAATGCTGTCTCGTGCTAGTTCTGCCATCTGTGCGTCATAATAAGCTTTGACGTCAGGCTTTTTTAGCACTTCTGAGCCAACTGAACTTGCGCTACGCTTAGGATAACCAGCAATAATCGCAGCTTGTGTAATGTTACCAATGCGAATGTATTCATGCACCAGCTTTTGCTCTTTTGCGGTTAAACGTTTCTTAGTATTTGCCATGTCGTTTCCTTTCGGTTTTTCACCATTATAACAAAAAAAGCAAGGCTTTACAGCCCTGCACAAACATTATATATTACCTAACATAAAGTATATATACATCAAAGCTACAATAATTATTTCTAAAGTATATAATGCAACAACGATATCAGACAAACCTATCCAAATGGCCACCTTAACTCGATAACTTAATTTATCAATCGCAATCGAAACAATAGGTGGCAGTAAAATAAAAAATAAAAACACTATTTGGTAACTATTCATGCTTTTCACCTACACGTTCAAACAGTTCCACCAAGAACAACGCCCAGAAGAACAGCAATCCAATTCCGGTAACAACCAATACCGCTTTAAGCATCAATGCTGACGCAAAGAAGAACGAGAGCGGTAAGCCAAATGTGATGAACACAATCATGGCTAATACGATAAAACTAATAACACCTTTCATATTAAACCCCTTACTTGGTTAGTGCATCTAGCACGATTTTAACAATTGCAATCCAAAACACGATGGAAGAAACGGCACCGATTGCTCCGGCTAGATTAAACAAAACCACATTACCGGTAAAAACTGCCATCGGCAAAACAAACACGAAGATGAAAATACCGATAATAAACGTTGTCATAGCTGTCTTTTTCATTTTTATAACTCCTTCATAAAATACCACAAATCAACTAAAGCAAGCCCGGTTACTCCTCCAAACATAAACGTTTTGGATGTATCAAAAACAATAAACGCTAAAATAATTAAGTAATTCATCATTACCCTGATAATAATATCTTTTTTAATTAGTAAAACTCCAATTCTACACCGCTGGGCATTTCGTACAATTCAAATGTGTACCTGTAAGTATCGCCCGTCTTGTATCGCTTGTGTGCTTCAATGCTGACGATTTGGCTGTCATCAAACCCAAGTGCGTCCATCATCGAATCGTGCATTGGCTTCATCGTGTTGTCGATGTCTGACGTGCCACGAGTAATTGGCAACACCGTCGATGTAGAAAACTCCGCTCGTTGCTTCTTTGTCTTTAAGTATGCAGCGGGTACTGGGTACTCGTATAACTCACGCAACTTGTAAGCAACACCATCTTTTATTTCAACGTGCGCATCTTCTGCCAAGTCCCAAATGGTCGTCTTTATGATTTCCTTTTGTTGCTTATAGTGCGGTGATCGATACATAGTAGCACGCCGACTAGTTCCAATTTCGTTTCCGCTGGCAAACTTATCAGTTAGTTCAATTGACGCTTCAAAAACTTTATTCATCTAGTTCCACCGCTTCAAAAATTGCATTTTCATACTCCTTAGCGTCTTCTAGTCGATAAAAAACAGTCGCGTTTCGCTTGTCGCTAACAATCGAAAACGGGTGGTAGTCTTCTACGTCAAGATAACCATTATCCACCTTTACTCGTACAACATAAGAAGGCTTGTCTACAATAAATACATTTTCTCCATTCAACCACTTGATTATTGTAATTAAACGATTATTTGCTTCGATTGCGCTTCCGGTATTCAATCGCCAGTTTTGAACACGTTCAGGCTCGTTTTTAAAATCTTCCCAACTAACTACCGCGTCATTGTCAACGTCAATACGTCGTTCTTCTTTCCAATTTTTCAAATCATACATAATCGATTGCCTAATGCTATACTTCTTCATAACATTCTCCTCATTCATCTACTTCCACCACTTCAAAATGTGTGTTAGACCACTCTGAAGCCTTGTTAAAATCATCAAAACGAGTTGCGTCTTTTTTGTTACGTGTCATACTTATTTCTCCGTAATTACCACGACTAATATACTGTCTTCCAATGAATAAATTAAAAACTTTTCGTTGCACAATATATGACGGCGTACAGATTTCGAAAACATCTTCGCCGTTAATCCAGTTGATGATTGCACCGAAACGCCGATTTTTTTCCGCAACGTTTGTACTAACTTCAAATACCCATTCCGTCACATCTTCAGGAAGTTCATTAAGCGTATGTTGGTTAATCAAAGTCACGCCATCTGCATATTTATGATTATCATTCCATTCTTTCAACGCGTCCATAAACTCTTGCGTTACCTTGTACTTCTTCATAATGTCCTCCCTGATACTTGTAACCCGTGTTCTAGTGCAGCCTTAGCTACACCGTTTGCAAATTCTTTCGTCTCATACTTAGCCACCATAACGGGTATACCATCTTTGTGCACTAGCAATTCAAACCGTTTAGCAGGTTTGTAAGTTCCATTATACAACTTATATTCGTTATCCTTGATGATTTCGTTCCACAACCCCATGGCATGACGTCCGACAAAACTATCGTACCCAGTCATCGAAGCTATGTCCCCCAGAAATGCGATTGCTTGTTTTTCCTCTTGCTTCATCGATATATTCATCGTCGCTCAACTCCTTTAAATCGAACATGGTTGACGCTTCGTAATCAAACTTGAATATGTAATTGGCGTATAATCCATTGCGTTTTTTGCTCTTACGAATACGCAAACCCATTTTAACCGTTTGACTGTCAACATCTTCTAACTTGAAGAAGATGCCAAACCACTTAGAATTCTGAAAAATACGGTCGCTTTCTGCAATTTTGTTTTCCGGCATTTCGTCATCGTTTTCTAACGCGCGGTTCATTTGCGTTATTTGCAAGATTGTAATAGGCAGCTCCTTAGTCAGAACTTGCAACACTCGTTGTGTGCGGTCAAACTTAGCTCGTAAATCAGGCGTGTCATCAACATCAATCAAAGATAGTTGGTCGATAACAAAGAAGTCGATGTTATAACGCTCGTATATGGCTCTAATTCGTCCTGTAAGCTCGTTCAACTCTGTGTAGGTATAATCTTGCACCAATAGCTTTTCAGCACGCTCAACAGGGATAAATTGCTCAATAGATGTGTATATCTCACCGGCTTCTTCTTCAAGTCCGAAGTAAGCAACGTATTTGTCGTTTAATAGTTGTGTCTTTGCGATGTGCATTGCCATTTGTGTCTTTCCAACGTCAGGGCGTCCACCAATCGTCAACAGCTGGTGCGGCGTGTAAAATGCATTGTCTGTAATTGACTCAAACAAGTTCGTTGCGGGCAAATCTAGAATGTCTTGGAACTTCATGAGTTCCGTGTTTCGGATTGCGTTTAGCTCTCCTTTAATTGTAGCTTCATTAAGCATTTCGTATCTCCGTGCGCTTATTTATGTCTAAACGTTCTTAATATTTGCCCCGTGTTCATCTTCCAAGAATGCAGCAAATGCAGCGAAGTTCTTACCACGACCATATTGGTGGTAGCGCTCGCCATTGAACGCTGATGTGATTACTTGATCATCTCGTAGTTTTTCAAGAGTAGCTGCAATTTCATTGGCATGTGGTACGTGTCCAACCTTTGAACGCTTACGCATTTGATAAAAGATTTGTTCAGGGTTCGCTGTGTACTTTGTTCCTTTTCCTTCCCAGTAAGTGATGTTGTTCATTACGTATTGTGCAATGAATGCTCGATTTTCCATTTTTAACTCCTTATGCCTCTACCATTCCGCTTTTTGCGTACTTCTTGTATGTTGCTGCTTTTTCAGATAAATCAAACGAAATACCATCAACAGAAGAGCTTTTCTTGCTTCTGTCGTTCTTGCCACGTTTTGAATTTGTTTTTTTACTCTCAACACCAATAAAATTTTTAAGAAGAATGTTTTGAGCATATTCAATACTCGTTTTCAATTTAAAAGAATAACCAGCAGCGTTAAACAAATCGTTTAACTCACTTAATACAGCGACAAAGTGGTTATGCGCTGTGCTTTGATAACGAGAGACTCTTATGTACGTTGTATCACCGGTAACTTGGTTCAGTAACCAAATACTTCCAACGTTGCTAAATGTTTTCTTGTCAAATATTTGATAACCGTAACCAGCATTATTATACTTGCTCATCGTCATATCGTGGCGGTTGTTTATTGTTCGTTTTGTAAAACGATTGTCCCTATATAGAACATATCCATCTGTTGCGATTTTATCGTGTTCCTTAAACGGGAATTGTTCGTTAGATTTGTGTATTGATAGCATGTGTTAAACTCCTTTGGTACATCTATCTTTCTAATAAAAAACAACAAGTAAATTGTTGTTAATATATTATGTATTGATATATTATGTGGTTGCGGTGGTCCGCCCCACATCTCAATACAACTATTATTATCTTTTTTTATCTGCGTGTCAACCCTTTCTTTAACGAATTGGTATAGTCGTATTCGAATAAATCAGCGTTGCGAAACGATATATTCATTGCTGATGCAACATTCAGCTTAGTCATGCCGTCATTACGCATGATTGAATATACGTAACTATAATGCCTGTAATTAGCATGTGTAATAGTTATAAATTCTTTCTTCATGTTAGTCTCCATATCCGCTCATGTTGTACCAGCGCGCTAAGCGATCAATACGTCCCATTCCCCAACCAGTGAACATCTGAACGTCCTTGCGTGTGTAATTGCACTTTCGCAATTTGATGTATAACAACTTAGCTTCTTCAAAATCTTCGTGCCTTTCCTTTGCCACGTTATCGAAGCCGTTGAAATATGGCGTTTCTGGTTCGCGTTCCTTTTGCTTGTCAATCTTTACCGCAACCAAGTCGCCTACGTTATAACTGTTGAAATTATAGTTAATCATTCTTATATCCTCCAAACATCTTAATAAGTCCCCACAAAGCTAAACTGATTGACAACGGCACAACCGTCAACAAAACATATAAAGCTATCGTAAATATTGCGTCTAAATGCAACAGCATAGCCAAGAACGGAACTGCAAAAATCGGTGCAGCTAATAGTGCGCTGTTAATGCTTGTGTGTATCTTCTTCATCTTTCAACGGGCTTACAGTCTTTTCACCCTTGGCTGTTTTTAGTTACTTGTATGTAACGATAACTTCCGTTTCAACTTCGAAATCACTGTTCTTATCAATGGAACCCATGATATACCAAACAATCTTTTCGACGTCAGAATTAATCAAGACGTCAGCTTTGTCCTCATTATCTGTAACTTCATAACTGAAACCACTGACACTCTTAACAAAAACAGATGCGTTGTTTTCAGCAACCAAAACCTTGCCGTTGTCGCCGTGCTTAACTACTGAAACTGTTTCTTCGCCTCGCTTAATCGTAAATACTTTCATTTGTTTATATCTCCTTTGTTTATATATATAACTATACACCACAATTTGTTTATGTCAATAAAAAAAAGACAGCTATTAAGCCGCCTTAATAATTTCTTATAAATTGAATACGCCGCGTTGCTTGTTTTCATCGAAGTAGTAAATCTTCATGCCATTAAGAGATCCAACAAAGCCATTGCTCTTTTCCCAACCGCTTGTTTTTGTAATCGCCGGAACTTGGTGGATATAAAGACTGTCTGTCTTTTCAGTGGTCGTGTGGTAATGTCCTTGAAACCAGTGAATGTCGTTACCAGTTTGCAATGATTGAATAAGCACGTCAGGCATTTCAGCCTTGATAAACTTCAAATAGTCAGTGTCTCGCAAACGGTTCTTTTTAACACCACCGCCGTGATACATAACAACTGGTACGTGTCCGAGTTGATAATTAGCGAACTCTCCGGTGTATTCAATATCAATGCCCATCGCATTTAGTGTGTGGTACATGATTTGCGAACTTGTGCGATCATGATTACCGTCAATTGCAATCACCTTAACCTTGCCAGCATATTCAGAAGTCGCGCCAGTAATCGCTGTAATGAAGTTTGTTGCGTCCGTTACCGCCTGCATCAGGTCAATGCTGTCAATTGACGTTCCTGAACTAGTGATGCCGTCAGCTGTTTCGCTGTGTAAATAATCGCCACCAAAGATGATTAGTAGCTCTTTTACTGGTCGCGCTTGTAATTCTGCGACAACTTCTTCAATCTTATCGAAGTATTCATCACTGTCAGCGAAACCAAAGTGCATGTCGTACAATGGAAGAACCGCATACATGTTGTCATTTGCGCTTAAAACGTTCTCTGACGGCTTTTTAGTGAATTCGTAGCTATTCACCTTGTCGAGATAAAAATCTATGTCAAACGGCTTCTCTCGTCGTTCAAACGCAATTCTAATCGATGTCTTGTCTGCATATTGGTTGAAGTATGATCCACTTTGCTTAATGGCAAACTCATCAGGGTCCAATCCGACAAATTCTAGCAGCTCCGCTTCTCCCTTATCCTTAATCGCAGTAAATGCTTCTCCGTCAATTTCCTTGACGTTATATGTACGCCCGTCCGGTTGTTCCTTTTGGCGAATTACGAACGACTTGTTAAGCATTGCGCCAGTTTCTCGCATTCGTTGCGCGCGCTTTCTGATTGTCGCTTCTTTCTTACCCAAGTGTTCCGCAATTTCTTTTTGCGGCGTCATGCCATAATGTTCAATCAAATATAAATCTTCTTCACTAGTCCAAGTCATCTTGCTCCCCTAACACATCAATAACCATTTGAATGTTTTCCTGCGCCTTCTTCAAATCTTGAATAGGCTTACACTTATCCTTATATCGTGATACATACTTAATGGCGTTACCAATAGCCCACGACTTAAAACCTTCATCGCCAAGAATAGAACGAATATGGTTCTTGACTTCCGTGCCATCTTCCAACATGTAGTGCGATGGTCGCTTAACCACATCTTCCGTCATTTTCAAATTGTTTTCAGATTCTCCCTTACGAAACATTTCAACAACTTCAGAAACAGTATAACATGCCTTATTAGACTTTTCGTCAATCAATCGTTGCTTTTCGTTTTCATATTCTTCATTGTCCATATCAAACATTTCGTAAATAAATCGTCGTGTTTCTAGTTCATTCATTATAATAACCAACCTTCAATATTTTCGTAAATAAAGTTATAAAACTTGTCTGGATCTACCGTTTTAATATATTCGTAGTAGTCCGGCATTGCAATACCGCTTGCAATATCTTCCAAAAATCGTGTGTAAATAATCGCAGGATAACCCTTGTAACATTTAAATTTCCCGTTACGATTGAATACAACCTTATAGCCAAGTTCGTGCGCTTTCATCATCGTATAGTTCTTAATAAATGTATCGTCCATTGTTATTTTACCAGTGTTCTTCTTCAAAAATGTTCATCAGTTCTTCCATTTCTTTTCTTGTTGCAAATTGCATTGCAAACATTTTTGCATGACTCTTGTAAACAGCCCTCTTGTGTCGTTCCTTGTTTTCAGGTTTCTTAAAGTATTCTCGCATATATTCGTTTCGTTCCATATCGTAACGGGCTTTCAGTCTTTTCACCCTTGGCTGTTATATTAATCCACTTCGTTTCCGTCTTCGTCAATTTCAACAACCACCTGATGCGAATTAGCCCATTCTTGCGCTTCTTCTCGCGTGTCAAACTTAGTAAAATCAGACGTTAGGTAACTATAGTCTGACAAACAATCGATAACCTGTACATACATATAATCTCCGTCTCTATCAGCTTTATCATCAACCAACCACCACAGCGGGAAGCTCATCTAAATCATTACCATTTATATAATTATAATTTTTACCGCTAGTGGCGTCTATGTCCTCGTCATCACGCCACTTAATCAACTCGTTCATAAACTCTTGTGTTACCTTGTACATATTTTACTCCTTAGTTTCGCCCGTCATATACAACTGTTTCATATTCTAACTGATCCATAGCCGACCAAGAAATTTTTCCATCTTCCCTTTCAATCAACATATATGGAAATGAAACGAATAAACCTTCTTCGCTAGTTACGAATTCTGTTGGTTGTTCTCCACCAATCCAAACAAAACCGTTTTTATCAAACTTCTTCAACACGTCTAATTCTTGTTGCTTACTTGCTACGATGTATGTCTTACCTGTCATTGTTTTATATCTCCTTTGTTTATATATATAACTATACACCCATTTTTGTAGATGTCAACAAAAAAAGAGCGATATAATCGCCCTTAATAATTTCTTAAATTTTACGCTTAGACCAAACGCTCACGAAACGCCCGTACAATGCAGTTGCCAAGTAGAAACTCATAGTTAGCAACATTGGCAACGCTGAAGATGAGTAATTATCAGCCAACGCAGTAGCCCACAACGCAATGTTTGCGAAGTCTGACAATAGCCACAACGTGTAGCTGTCTCCATATCCCTTAAATACGTAAATTGACGCGATTGCACCAATTGTCAATGAAAGGCTATCCCATAGTGGGTTAGTGTCGCCAAGTTGTGTGTATGCGTATGTAGCTAACGCCCAAACAGCAAGCATACCAATAATCGTTAGCAACCAGCCTCGACGTGTTAGGAACTTTACGCCGCCTTCAACACGGTGTCCCCATGTGCGCCACTTAATCAACAGCGGCAAATCAATCAACGCAACGAATACTAGTTGATCCAAAACGCTTGCATAGTGTCCCGCGCTCCAATTGATATAGATGAATCCAATCGCACTAATAAGTCCCAACAGCCCGTTAATAGGCTTCCCAATCATCATGTAAACCGTGCAGGCACTACCGACCATAGTCGCCGCAAACGTAACAAACGCCATTGTGTTCAGTTCACCAGTAAGCAAGAATGCCAATTGAACTCCCAACATAAATGCCAACATAACACCGCCAGCTGTGTTGATGCTCTTAATCTCGTCTCGCAACCACTTAATATATTGCATTAGAATAAACCTTCGCCCCATTCATTATTTTTGTTTTGATACTTATCACTGAACCATTTCAGCGTCTTTAAGTCTTGTGTTTTAAACGCTTTTTTGAAGTCATCTGTTTTAAAGAAAACTCGTTTACCTTCTTTGTCGTAACTAACGCCAATAAAATTTCCTTTGTTGTCAGACAATGTGTAGTACATCTAAAAACTCCTGCTCGTACTTTATTTTCATTTCGCTAACTTTTTTATTGATTGAGCGCTTAGTTGGGTTAGCGACATCCCAAGCCAACGCTTCGACAGCATCATGAACGCCAAACTCATTTTCAATCATTATCATCTTTACTCGAAACTTAACGTAATCAGGGTTATCGTAACTCGCATTTGCAAAACTGCCGTTTTTCTCTTCGTACTCTTTAACTAAATCGAACCACTCCATATCTAATCACCTTATTCAATAAAAAAAGCGGTATTACCGCTTTTCAACCCATACAATATCATCATTTTGCTTTTTTGCTACATAAATTCCCGTTTCATTAACCCATAAACTACCAACTGAAAAATTTTTAGGTTCTTCATTTCCATAAAACATCGTTACATTAATATTTGTATCTTTTTCCATTTTTATACCTCTTTTAGAATGGCAAACCATCATCTGCGAAGTCAACAGCATCGAATGGCGATGAAGTTGGCTTTGCAACCGTTGCAGCAGGTTGTGCATTGTCATTCTTTGAACCAACGAAGTCAAATTGGTTGACGATGACGTCGGTTGTGTAAACTCGCGTGCCATCTTCCTTATCGTATGATCCAGTTCTCAAATTTCCAGCGATTAGAATTTGTTGTCCCTTTCCGAAAAACTTATTTAAGTTTTCTGCGTCACGTCCAAATGCAACAACGTTGATAAAGTCGCTTTCTCGTTCGCCGTCCTTGTTCTTAAAGTTTCGTGGAACTGCGATGTTGTTTCGGAAAATGCTTGTTTCTCCAACTTCCTTGAAGTCGTTTTCTCGTGTAAATCGTCCCAATAGGTGTACTGCGTTCATGTTATGCGTTCTCCTTCTTCGTTGTGTTTAAGTAGTGGACAATGTATGCCTTTTGATTGTCGTTGACAGCTTGGAACGTTTGCACGTCCTTAACAGCTCCCTTGGTGAGTTCGTTCAATTCTTCAAACGTTTGAGTTAAGTTGACGCCATTTGCCTTTTGGTAAACGTTCAGTGCGTTTTGAAGCGCTGCCAATACTTGTTCGCTTTGTTTCTCTTCCTTAACCGCTTCTGGCAAATCTTCACCAGCGTAGATGTAAAGCCCTAATCCATGGCGGGCAATCGCCTTAGTTAAAGCACGTTGGATTGTCTTGTTTACTGCGAAACTGTCCAGAGCGTTTAATGCAATAGACTTATTGCGGTGATCCATGACTGGAAGCATTTCGATGTGTTCTTGTCCATCAACTGTAACACCAACCTTAACCCAAGCCGTGCGACCATCAGTAAAGTAATTAACGTTACGCTTAATTGGAAACGCTTGTTCACCGTGGATAAGCAAGTCGTCGATTTCGTTCTCATAAATCTTGTAACTTGCGTCAGGGTACTTATTTTTCAACTCACCCCAAGCCCAAGCCCAAGATAAATAAGTAAGGTTAGACTTCTTTTCTGTCTTGCCGCTTACGTCAATTGCTGACAATGTTTGAAATACGCTCATTTTGTTTTCTCCTTTTTTCCTATGTGTATATTATACCAAAACCACGCTATCAAGGCAAATTTTTAACGCCACTTAATTGATTGTGTCTTAGTCGTTTCAATGGCGTCAGATTGTTGCAAGTCTGCTATCACTTCTGCACCGAATTGCTTAGCAAGTTGAGTTGGTGACTTAGTAGATACAGCTTCCCAACCATACTTATTAACAAGCGCCTTCTTGATTGTTTCGCTGTCCTTAACCTTCTTTGTTTCGCGATTCACCAATTGAACGCTGGTAAATTCCTTTCCTTGTTCCTTAACACGGCGGTTGAACTCCTTGGTTAGAATGTCAAACTTGCCACCAAACATCTTGACGTAGTACATAGCGTTTTCTAGTGTGTCATCGTCAATCGTTTGCACGCTCATCGTATTGATGTCGTTAAGACCCATTCGTTCGCCTTCGTCAGTGACAAGCATTGCGCCGTAGTTGTTGTGTTCTGAATAAACCATTTTAAGCCTCCTTATTGCTCGAAAACGTCATCGCCTTGGAAGTAGTTTACCAATGCTGTAAAACGTCGCATATGCTCTCCTGTGGTGTTTGTGCTATCAATCCAGCGTTGAATAGTTGGAAACGACTTGTAAACGCCAGCAACTTCCATAATGATGTCGCTAAGTTCCATCTCGTCTTCAAAACGTGTGTCTTCCCATTCGTTAAGTTCCTTTTGCATCGTTGTTGATAAGTACATTCTTATAACTCCTTTTCTGTATAGGCTTGTGGCTTTTAAGCCTTTGCGCCCCAAGCGCAATATAGGGCTTAAATATATAGCCACATATATAGCCGGTGTTTGGTAAGCTTACGCTGACTTTTACTCTATCCAATATAAACCATATTTGCCATTAAGCAATTGATTAACGATTACCTTAACGAATTCTTTATCTTCTTCAAAATCTTCGTCGTTTAGATAATCATAACAATCTAAATAGAAAGACTTGGTGTTTGTAAAGTCTAACGACTTTATTATCATCGTTTTGTTTTCTGCTTCAAACCAACTTAAATCTATGAATTTATCTTTGGTTGTTAGATAGTGTTTCATCTCCTTATTTATCCTTTGATTATTTGTATCTATATATAGTTGGTTTGCGGTGGTCCGCACCAACTGATACAAATAATATTGTCTATTATTTTGAATGTCTTGTCAATAGTTTTTATTGAACAATTTTATAATATATGTTCAACTTTATTTGCAAAGAAAAAAGCACCAAGTGCATATCTGCGCCTAGTGCTTAATCCGATTTTCCAAAGGAGTAATTAAATTATATCAGGATAAATAAAAACCCGCAAGCATACACAAGCACCGCGAGTTAATTTTGACAAACGAGCCAAGCGTCTAATTTGTCTGTTAATTCTATAATAATTATACAAAGATAAAACAAAACCCGCAAGCGTATATCTACGAAGCGGGTTAAGAACTTATAGAAAAAAGGAGTACAAGTTTTGTTATGGAACTTGTATACATATTCTAACATAACAAAATTAAAAGGACAAGCATTTTTAGTCCTTTGTCCAGATGGCCGTATAACCGTCTGTGAGCAGCTTTTGTAGTTCTGACTTAATGTAATTCAAGTCTTGCTTTAAATCATCTGTATTGCCGTCATATTCACGCTCATCAATACGATAAGCCTTACGCCAATCATCAGCGATCTTATATCCGGTAACTTTTACAGCATAATCTTCAAATTCAGTTGTCAGTTCAACCGGTTCGGTCGTTTCCATGTCTTTCGTGATTTCCAAAAAATACATAAATGTTATCTCCTTTGATATTTGTAGTTATATTATGTTGGTTTGCGGTGGTCCGCACCAACAAACTACCAATATATTGTCAATCATTTTGAACGCCTTGTCAATAGTTTTTACTGTACAATTTTGCGTAAACTGTTAAATAAATAGAATAAAGAAAAACACCCACTTAATTAAAAGTGAGTGCTAAAAGTTTATGCGTTTCGTGCTACTCCGGCATCCACCCAGACCTTCCAACCATCAACCATTACAGCAATTCCATTGCTTGGTTCGTCATAATCAACAATATCCATACGGTCTTGCTTAAACTTGAAGCGAGTGCCGTTTGTGCTTGATTGGTCGGTTCCGTCCGTCCAGTCAACTTCGCTCATCGGTACGCCATTGTTAGTCCACTCCGTTGCGCTAGTTGTTGGCGTTGGTTGCAAACCAGCAAGCTCGTTGCTAATGACTTGCCACATGCCGTTGATATAACCACGATCGTCAACGTGGAAGTCCTTGCCGTTCCATACTACATATCCGTATTGCTTCATATATTGAACGTCATTAGTAGGTTGTGCAGCTGGTTTTGGCGCAGGTGCTGGCGTTGGCTTCACTGAACCGCCACCAGCGATGTCCTTCTTCAACTGGTCGTAAGAAACGCCCCACTTAGCCAAGAACGGCAATGGGTCAACGTGGTCTGAACCGTGTCCTGTCTTGCTTGCATAGTTGTGTGTCTTAATTCCAGCTAAATCTCCCGTATCTAGCGTAAAATCAGTGATACCAGCTTCTTGTGCAAGTTGTCGTGCCAATTCAACGTATACAGCATAAGCAGCATTGAATTGTTCTTGTGTTTCGATACGCTCCGCAAACTCGATTGCGGCGTAAGTTTCCCAGTTCCAGCATTTTTCTTCGCAACAACGCGTAAAGTTGTTGCCGAACCCAAAGACAACGTTTCATCTCGGGAAAGGGTTCTGCTTACACTTTCATGTAAGATGAGACTATATGTTATCCCTATATGTATATAGGGCGCACATTTTTCTTCCACCATAAACTTGTGGCTTTACTCCCTCGCAAAGGGATAGTCGTTGAAGGTTCTCCATATGACACAAAATCACTTAGGATATTCCCTGCTAAACGTCCATTGTTATAGCACTTAGGATTTAACCTTATGCTATCCTTGCTATTTTTTCTGATTTCTCACCATTCAGCTCGTCATTTCTAACCACTGTTTAGGTCGCAAGGCTTTAGGATTTCAAAGCAATTAACGTGCAGCAGATAGCAGATTACTCTACTACCGGAGCTATAAGTATTTAAATGTATAACCATAATGGGTTTTCTTTCGTCCTTTTGCTACTGCTGATATTTCACTAGGATTAAATCCATAGTTTTTACCATCTGTAACAGACTTAAGATTTATAGTTGGTTTGCTTTTATCAATAGGAATAGCAATAACAGGTTTACTGAATTGTTTGCTAAGTCGTTCGTAAACTCCATTCTCTCTTTTTTTAGCACTTATCTTTTCTTGTCTTTTGTTATAAGTGTTGTTTTCACGAATCGTAACCCATTCAAGATTATCGGCTCTATTGTTCAACTTGTTCTCATCTTTATGATTTACAACAAGATTTTCGTTTACATCAGGCTTGTCAAGAAACGCTTCCGCAACCAACCTGTGAACAGTTTTGTATTTTTTTGTTCCGTTAGCTGATAATACTAGCCTAAGATAACCACTATTTTGAACACTCGGCTTAATAACTCGCGATCTAACTAAGTGCCACGAGTTTCCGTTCCATTGATTTCTGGTAACAGTCCTAACGCTACCAAAATTGCTTACTTGATAAAAGCCTTCGAATCCAGCTATGTCTTTCCATTTTTCTGTCATAACATTCTCCTTATGTTTTATAGGTATATGTTACTTCAGAAGTTACACAATTGCAAATGCCTTTTAGATACTCCCGCCTACATCGTAAGCACCGCCATTTGTTTGTGCGACTTGCCATGCAGCGGCGTTTCCATTACCGTCAATACCAACCAAGTGCGTGTAATAAGCGTTTTGCCAATTGCGCGCCAAGAAGTCAACTTCATTTTGCATAGTAGACTTGGTGTTGCCTGTCGAGTGCAAGTGTACTTGCTTAAACGGTGCGTATGCAATTCCGTTATCAACCGCAGGACGTCCCGGAACAACAATCTTATTAACTACATTAACCATGTTTTATCCTTTCAGTGCTTGATAAGCACGTTCAACAATTTGTTCAACTTGCTCTGCTGTAAAGTTGTTCTTCAAGCCGTTGTCGTTTAAACGCTTAAATAAGGCGTTTACAGCCACTTCCTTGCGTTCTGAACCTTGTAGTCCATCAATGGTTGAAGCAAGCGTAACGGCTTGTTCTGCGAACTTCTCGGCAGTGATAAGGTGTTCGTTACGTGTGCGAGCCTTTGCGTATGCCAACAATTTCAAAAGAACTGGCGACAACAATGCAATTAGCGAAACAACACCAGTCAATACATCTACTACATCTTGCATAAATATTTCTCCTTTCTGCATAAAAATAACGTTAAGACTTAACCTAACGTTATAATTATACACTATCTATCGTGATCTTGCTTGAACAGCGTCACGATTTGTTCTCCGTGCCGTGCCAATTCAATTTCATGATGATCTAGCACCTTGTCGATTGCATCAAAGCGTTTCATGTTTGCTTCGTTGCTTTCGCGCTGTGCTTTTGCGAGTTCTTCGTTGCTCTTCTTCATATCTTCAAGTGGTTCGGAAACTTCCTTGCGCATAATCCACTTCAACACTGATAATGCACCAACTACCAATGTTGCCGTACTAGCAAAATCATGTGGGAAAAAATCGCTAATGTTCATCACTTTCAGCCGCCTTTTCACTATTTTCTAGTAGCATTTGCAACTTAACCAGCTCAAAGCGCAATTCAGCGTTTTCTTGTACGTAACGTTGCAAAATTTGTTCTGCTGTGACTTTGTTTTCGTTCATTTTATTCTTCTCCATTCGTCATTTGTGGTACTTCTGCAACTACATTGGCAATTGTAGGGAACATTATTTCCGGTAACCCTTTACTAATATTGAATTTCTGTTCAATATAACTAACTCGTTCTTCAAGTTCGCTAATGTGCTGAATTAAAGCGTCATTTTCTTCCATTAAATCATACCTACCTTGCTTAGAATTTGGTAAACGCTGTATGGCTTACCGTGAACAAATAACCAAGTGTCATCTCCTGTAAGTGCCCAACCAGATTGATCAGTTCCAGTAGTCATACCGATTGCTGAATATCCGTTTATTTTACCTTGCCACTTGTGCGCAAACACGCTGTCATCATTATAGTGTGTAATTCTAAAATCAAGTGCTTGCATATTGACGTTTACGGTATTATCGAACCATACATAAGAAGCTGTATTGTCCCATGTTGAAAATCTGATGTTTTCAGGCAAAATCCAACCAGCTGGGTTATCCCACGTCTTGTATGTTGAGCTAACTTTTCCAACATTATAACCAGCCCAAATTAGTTGCGGAGCAGATCCATATCCTTGATTTACTCCTATTCCCCACGCCATGTTTTCGGCTTTATAATTTTTTCCATCGCCAATCGTAATTCCCGGATTATTTAGATGATATATAGTTTTTTCTGTCGTAAAACCAGACGTTTTAATTCCGAAGTTTACAACTTCACCAATGATTCCTGATGACAAGTCCATATTTGACGTAATGGAAAAACCAGCTTGGTTAATTCTGTTGTATATTTGTCGATCAACACCTGATAATTGAAACTTGAAATTAACAGAATTCGAGTCAATTGTAACAGAATTACCATAAGTATCTTCAAAGTTAGCTCTGAAAAACTCGGCATTCCTACCAATCAGATTTTGTGCGTTTACGTTGATGACGTTAATTTGAGAAGCGTCGATTTGTCCACCCTTCAAGAAATTTGCTGATAAATTGCCAGTTACGATATTGCTTGCACTTAAATTCATAACGTTTATTTTACTTGCGTCAATCGTACCAATTTGCAAACGAGAAGCGTCAGCTGAACCTTCGAACTTAATCCAATTAGTACCATCATAAGTGTACATAGACTTTCCGTCTGGTGCATTGTTATCATTTTTGAACCAAACATCACCCTTAACAGCACCAACTGGTACGGCAATACCGTAAAATGTCGTGTGAGTTCCTTGTGCAATGGCTTGGTTTTCTTGCCATTGTTGATCAGTTTTAGCACCAAGCACCCAAACCGTACCGTCAAAGTAATATTCTTCTGTGTTACCGTTAGGAAGTTGTTTGAACCAAACATCACCTACTCGTGGATTAGCAGGTTCTTGCGCTCCGTATGACGTGTTGTTATGTCCGCCGTTACTAATGTTCCACTGAACTTGGTCGCTAATAGTAGCTCCATTTGAACTAATCGAATTGATTTGGTTCGTAATGCTGTCCTTGCTAAGGTCGTTACCAAATTCTGCCACCGTCTTTGTATTATCAATCAAATCATAAGTAATATGGAACACTCGTGTGCGATAACTCATCGAGCGCTTACTGTGCATGATAACGATTGTATCGCCTAGCTGCATATCTCCAACGTTAGCAACCATTGCTGAATACTGCACAGCCGGCTTGTTAATTGCCATTAAGTCCATATAAGCCTTATTGATTAAGATATTAGCATCTTCAATATCGTCATAAGTTTTCAAAAGTAGTCTTGGCGTTCCGTCCGCATTACCATATTCAGCCGTTGCGTCTGGATCTACAAGGGTTTTGTCGCCTAATTTCTTATCTAGCGGGTTGCCATTTGCTTTGCTCCACGTAATCCCAGCAATGTTGATACGGCGTCCATATCCGTCAGGAGTGTCGTTTTCTACAGAACTTACTTGTTCTCCCTTTCCACGTGGCAAAATAGCAGTATATACGCTGCTCATATCACGCTTACGCTCAACTGTGATTAGGTTTGAACCGTCTGCAAACGTTTTAGACGTATTTGTTCCTTGCTCCGCTACATAGTCCATGTAACGCCCGGTGATTTTAGAACCTGTAATAGATACGTAGAAATAAATCTCTCCGCCTAATAATTCCACAATGTTAGAAATTGCGCTAAGGTGGTCAGTATAATAAAAGTTTGTCTTAACCTTACCAGGAACGTTTACAACACCTAGTTTATATCCGCTACCGTCAAGCGCAATGTTCATTAGCGTTTGCGCGTCGCTTTCAACAGGTCGCTTGTCTTCAATATAGCCATTGCTGGAAAGCTCTTGATAAGCAAGTTCCTTTGCCATGTACTCAACGCGGTCTGTTTCATCATTGATTGTCATAAGGCGTAAAAAGACAATCTTGTCAGCGCTGTTTGGGCTGGGTACTCCAACGTATTTAACGTTATCCATTTTTTCAGATAGTTCATTATCTAACGGAAGTGCAAAATCAAGTGTTGACGCTTCGTTAATTTTCATTTCAAGTGTTGCATTTAGCGCTTGCGTATGTTCATCAATTACGCCTGTAAGAGTTTGCTTTTTATCAAATAAGTAAATCATAGCATTTGTACCCTATACTGCAATTCAATAGAACCAGCACCTTTCGCTGTAATTCGTTGACCGTTTTTGATTTTCAGCTCAAAGATATTACTTTTAATAATATCCATATCTGGCAGTTTGTTTGTTCCGCTGGAAGTCAATGTATTGCCGTTGAAGTCAATTACAAGGTTAGAATTAGCTGGAAGTCCACCAGTTAGCGTCAAGTTATAGTCGTTGTCAACATTTAACACGAATGGCTTTGTAGCTGTTGTGATGTTTAAAATAATCTTTTCAGCACTTTGCTTGTAATAAAGTTGCGGATCATTGACAACTAGTGTTTCACCACCTGTAATCGTCTTGCGTTGTCCGTGGCGGAACGGGTTACTCATAGAAATCTCGAACGTTCCTACTACATCAAATGCACCGGCAGTAGGGTTTTCCAACTTAGAAACAGTTCCCGTGCGTGTGTATTCTGGTTCGTCCATAAAATAGAACTCGACTTCTTCGCCAAGCAAAAACTTCTTTAAGTTTGTAAACGTTTCGTTGAAGTCGTCTGCGTTTCGTGTCTCAATTGTGTAAGTTACTGTAATTGTATTCGCATTCAGCTTAGATGATAAGAAAAACTCCCCATCACCGGAAGTTTCAACTGTGTTTAATGAACGCTCAAAGTTTTCGCGTCCAGAAACGTTGAGTGTCCTGTAATAAGGGAGTTGCTCATCTAAACTAACGCCATTGAATACGATTGCTTCTGACGGCAATGGAGTAGCTGTACTGCGCTTTTCCAAATCGCCAAATTCATAAATATTCATATTGTTAGTCCTCTGTGTATTATTATACGATACTTGCACGGTTAAGTGTAGCCGTTTGCCCTTGTTGAGTTGAAATATCATCAACAAATCCACGGTACGTGCTACCACCCATGCTCAAATTGATTGTAGCTGGTTGTTGTTGACGCGTCATATCTACTGACAACGTACCATCTGTTCCGATGTTCAAACCACTTGAAACTGCGTTAATACGGTAATCAGCGCTTCCGCTTACTGCATTTGTAATGTTACCTGCCATGCTTGAAACGTTACTCATAACGCCTGTAAAGCCCTTAGAAAGACCGTCATTAAGTCCACCCATGATTGCACCGCCAGCTGGGATAAGCAACTTACGGTCGTAAGTGATAGGTCCTTTGTGCGCCTTAATCCATGGACCTACTCCGCTAACGAAACTCTTAACATCACCCCAAGCGCTTTGTAAACCACGTAAGAAACCATGCATCGTAGCACTACCGGCAGCGTCCAAATTAACTGTCCCAATACCAGAACGAACGCTTTGTCCAGCGCTTGAACCAACAGAATAGAATTCGTTATTGTGAGAACCAGCGTAATCGGCAGCACTAGACATCTTACTACCAGCTGTATTAACTGCAGCGCTCATTCCGCTATTCATTCCGTTATTAGCTTGGTTAGCTCCGTTAGTTACGTTATTAGCCAATTGATTTGCACCAGCACCAGCACTAGAAGCAGCACGAGACATGGCACTTTGAGCGCCGTTTGCAGCTGCATTCAAGTTTGAATTTGAGTTGTTAGCAGCGGCAGAAGTTCCGCTGGTAAGTTTACTATTTATTTGACTTCCTGCTGTTCCGGCACTTGTTGACAAATTGCTTAATGCAGCTTGTCCACCGCCAGCTGCTGTGTTCAAGTTGTTAATTGTATTCGTTGAACCTTCTGCTGTGTTGTTAGTAAGTAAGTCCTTAACTTGTTGAGAACTCACAGCGGTACCGTTAGCAAGATCATTCATGTGGCTGACTGATTGAGAAGTCATGTCAAGCATAGATTGTCCTACGTTGAAACTCATTTCAGCAAACTTTGCAGATGTGTTTGTACTCATAATATCAGCAGCGCTGCTTAAATCTCCACTAAGCGCATACGCAGCAGCAGAAACTGTACGTGCCAAAGCCTCGAAAATAGCAGCTAAACCACCAACGACAACTCCAACAGAAGCCAATGCAAATCCAACAACCCCAGCTGCGGCTGTGAAACCAGTCGCTAAAAATTCGATTTTGTCAGCGGTAGTCTGGATTTTGCCTTGTGTGCCACTTCCAAATGCTGTATCACTCTTGGTTGCAAATACGTCCATGGCATCGCCAATGCCACTTAGCGCAGTTTGCCACGGAGCAAATACAGACGCCCAGTCAACAGATTGAAACGCTTTTACGATATTATCAAATGTAGACTTAATACCATTCATAACTCCCTTAATATCACCACTAGCAAGTTTGCTTACCAAGTCAGAAAATGATAATGTGGCGCTATCGTGGAACGCCCAGAATCCCAAAGCTGCAACGCCAAGCCCTAGCGTAGCAGGAGACAATGCAAGCGCGATTATAGAACTCATGCTTGGCAACGCTGACGCAACCTTACCAACAGCGCCTTGGAACTTGCTAACACCAAGTGAACTAATAACGGCGTTGTCTTTTGCGGTAGAGAACCCGCTAGCAAGGGACATTAGATTTGGAACGACAGCAATTGCCGAAGATCCAATGGAACCAAACACACCAATTAGAGCCCCAAGACTTTTAACTGCACCAACAATTTTTCCTGATTGCGTCAAGAAACCACCAATAGCAGCAGTTGCTGGTCCGATAACCGGTGCTAGTCCGATAAAGTCTTGAATGACTTGAGCAAATGGACTGTGGCTTTGGTTTGCCCAGTTCAACGCAGCGTTCGTCATATCCAAGAATGCAATACTTACTCCAGAAGACTTATCTTGTGCTGTGTTAGAAAGTGCTTCCCAATTTCCTGAAACTTGTTCCAACTTAGATCCAACGTTCTTTTGCATTTCAGCTGCTTGGTTTTGAAGGAAATCAGTAGCAGTAGCTCCGTCCTTAGAAGCGTCCTTGATAGCCTTGCTCATTCCCTTCCAACTAGTTGTTGTACTTCCAGTTTCATCGGCCGTTGCAGCCATCAATCCGCTCATAACCTTAAATCCGGCTTGTCCAAACAAAGTCGTCAAGTAAAGGTTCTTTTGTTCCTTTGAAAGTCCCTTTGTCTTTCCGTTCAATTCTTGCGCGACTTGGCTCAATGACTTCATATTTCCAGAAGTATCATAGTAAGATAAGCCAAGCTTATCCATAACACTTTGTGCCATATTGGAAGGCTTAATCATTCGTGTAATAGCGAAGTTCAAATTTTGGGCTGCTTGTGCGGCTGGAATGCCGCGATTAGTAAGTAAACCAACAGCAGTGGCAACGTCTTGCATTGAATAACCAACTGTTGTAGCAGTTCCACCAACGTCAGCCAAAACCTGTTGCATATCTTCGATAGAAGCGTTAGAAACGTTAGCTGTTTGCGTCAAAATGGCAGCTGCTCGTTGCGGGCTTTTGAGCGACTTGCCCCATAAGTTCATCGACTGTTGAACAAGACTTGCAGTCGCTTGCAAATCTGATCCAGCAGCAGTAGCAGCCTGTGCAATCGCTGGAAATTCTTTCTTAATTGTACCGATTGAAGCTCCATCTCGTGCCATAGCAACCATGGCGTCAGCAGCGTCTTTTGCGCTCAAAGGCAAATCAGCACCCATCTTGTTGGCAACGTCAGCAAGACTCTTAATGTCTTTTGATGTACCACCAGCAATAACGGCAGCTTGGTTAAGAGACACTTGGAAGTCTCCAAAACTCTTCAACGACTTAACACCTATTGCTGTAATGGCAGCACCAGCGACAGCCATACCTTTACCCAATGAATTTAGATGGTCACTAATCTTACTTGTTACGCTACTGGTAGTTTTTTCCAAGCCAGTCATTTGAGAAGCTGCATTTGACATGTTGTTGGTGTAACCACCTAAGTCAGCAACCAACTTCGCTTCGACAGTATAACTTTCTGCCATGTTTTAATCACCTTTCAGTTTATTCAAGATACCCAACGACCCGCCAAACTCTTTCTTCAAATCATTGGCGTGAGAGATATCGTCAGGAAACAGACCCGGGTTGTGCTGTTTTTGTATCTTCTTTGTTGTTTTATCGAACGCATCACCGAAGAACTTTTTGAAGTTTTTATATACTGGCTTGGGGTTCTTGCCGCCAGTAGTCGACTTAACCGCTTGGTTTGCCCACGCCTGTTCGTGGATAAACATACGCTTGTCCATTTCTTTCAGTTCAACTGCTTCCATATGAACATCATATTCATAAAGCGTCATACGTTCGATTTCCCGTATATCATTACAAAAATAACGCAGCCCATTCACGATATAATTTCGGTATGTGGCTGCGCTATCAGGGTTATTTAATTTTAGTCCTTCATCTCTCGAAAGGGCTTTGTTTTTGACGCTGTCGCATTAGAAGCCTCGAGCTCTGCAATAACTTCATTCAAAAGTCCTTCAACGTCTTCATGCTTTTCGATGAAAGTATCCAAGTCAACAGCCTTAACACGTGGTGTTTCTGTTTGATTTGCGATTAACAAAATGTCAGACAAAACTGTCAAGTCTCGATCCAGCATCAGTTGCGCCATCTTCACAGATGTTCCAACGCCAAATTCAATGCCATTTTCTTCCTTCGTGATTGTCTTGTCCAATTCTCGAACGAAACGAAGCCCGAACTTGAACGTGTAGTCCTTATCATTAATAGTTAGTTGCATTACTTTTGCTCCTTATTGTTTATTATTGTCCTGCTACTACTGACAAGTCGCGGAATGCGTAACCATTTCCACCGTCAGTAACCGTGAACGTTCCTTCGCCCTTTTGTGGCTTTCCGTCAATATTGACGTCTAATGACAACGTTACGAAGTCATCAGCGTCAGCGTTTTCGTCAAAGTCGTTGATACGACCACGCATGTATTCCATAACGTATGAACCGTCCGTCTTTCCCTTACGGTTAGTAAAGATACGCCAGAACTCGACAATTGAGTTGTTGTCGATTGCGGACTCCATCATGTCCTTCAAAGCGAAGTCTGATGAAATCATTTCTACCGTCAATTCAGTTGCAACATCACCATAAGAATAGATAACTCCGTCCTTAGTAGCAGTGTCGTTGCTGTCGCGCGTCTTGTGGTATTCGTGCGTCGTTTCAAACGCAAACTTTTGTCCAGCGGACTTTGAAGCATCGTCCAATAGTCGGGCTGCGATAACAACCTTTCCACCGAAGTCAGTTGCTGGTAATTCTGCCATTTCTAGCCTCCAAATGTTTTGTAAGTAACATCAATTTGTCCAAACCAACCGATAAAATTATCGTATCGCATTTGCGATGTCGTGTTCACCGTTGTGTTTGGATCAATGATGAAACGGTAATGTTCAGAACGCTGTAACTTGAACAAAATGTCGTAAATCTTGGCCTTCAATTCTTCCAACCCGCGGCGATTGTGTTGTTGAGAGAATACGTTGACAGTAATTGAAGTTTGATACATTGCAACGTGTTTAGAAAGCGTGGGGTTGTTCATTGAAGTGTCCGTAATTACTACATACGGCATCTTGTCAGTCAGCTTTGTGTCCGTAAAGTCCGGACTTTCGTCCCATACGGTAATACCGGCGTCAATCAGAGCGCCGGCAACTGTTAGGTACAATTCGTAATCAGGGTTCATTTCTTAACGACCCCCTTTATCTTATTGATGAAGTCTTGCTTGTTAGCGTTGTAAGCAGTTTCCATGAAGTGCTTACCAGTGATGTAGCGCGTACCATGTTCTTGTGCATAACCGTAGTTGAACCCACGATTAGTTGCATTTGCCGTGACAGTTCCAACAATCTTGTGAGAACCATTAGATACTGTAATAGTCGTTTGGCGCTTCAAGTTACCAGTTTTAACCGGTTCAAGTCGTTGCGCTTGACTTTGAATTTCGCTCGTCTTTGAACGTACAATATCAGCGACTTGCCGTGTATTTGCGCCTTTTGCATTTACCGATTGAATGAATTTATCTGCACCTTTTAACGTCATGTGTTCAGCTCCTTAACTGTAAGTGAGTTGATGTTGCCAATCTCTTGACGGGCAAACTCAACATAACGAACGCCATCAATCTCGATAAAGTCAAACTTTCCGAGTGGCGTTAGCGTGCGTACATTCTTCATCGTGGCGTTTGGTACACCATAATCACGTTGCGCCTTGTCTAGCGATAACGAAGTAACGTTCACTGTTTTAAATGTTTCAGTTTCAGTTGTGTCATATCCTTTTCGTGGATCGTGTGGCTCGTTTTCTCCTTGTGCTGTAATAAGCTTTATTCGTTTATTAAGTAGCATATGAAACCCCCTTAAACGAATGTAAACCGACCAGTACGTGGCTTGTAAAAGTCATCGCCATTCTTAAACCCATTAATTTCGGTCATGTAAGCGCCAAAATCATCGTCCGGGAACGACAAACTCAAACCGTCTTGTGAGTAACTATTAACGCCTTCGTTACCAATTCGTACATACCGTGCAGCAACAACTGCGCTGGTAATATAAGCAAACTTATCAGGGATATTGTCAACACCGTCAACGCCAAGCAACACCGCCAAGCGTTGGTTAGTCAACTTTTCGATGATGTCCAACTTA